TGTATTAGCTTTTGACTTATTTCGTATTTTTGCATGTTGTTGTTTCTCCTTATGTAGTTGTATGTTTCTTAGTTCCTCTGTAATTATTGCAGATAAATCATCATGCAATATTTTTAGATAACCAAAAAAATTTGTTTTAGTGGATATCTTTATATATCCTTTATCTTTTACTTGTTTTGATTCAAAAGAATCCAGAGATAGTAATAAGTCTCCTGTAAATGGGTCCTTAATTATTCGCATAACTATTATAATCCACTAATTCTTTAATAGGTATTAGCCAACCCCAAGAGGTATTATTATCCCCACCAGGAACTGACCTATACTTGTTATTCTTTATCATCTCTCTTAATTTTTCAGTTTCGACAAAAACAGCAAAACAAAAATTAGTTTTCTTATAAAAATTAACAGCCCAATATTTAGATTCTGTTGTGCTTATACCACTGTCCTTACCTCTACTTTGATACTCACAAAAATGATTACCACTTTTAACCCACTTATCTATTTCAGATTTAACTTCAACTTTATCGCCTTCTAAAATATCACCGATAAGTTTTTCACCTACTTTACCTTGTATTAAATCACAAGTAAAATCACTCTTATATTCCATTAGTGTAACTTCTTCCTCCACTCCTCGAGTTCTATTATTTTATTTTCTTCTTGTTGTTTTTCTAAATCAAATACCTGTTTACCTAATCCATAAACTAAATCAGGGTCATCAATAGATATTTGTCTAAGACCTAAGGCCACGATATAGGCCATTTCTTTTTCAGGAGTATCAGCTTTAAATGTATCGTCTACACCACAAGCATATTTATTTTCACTATATGGTTTTACAAATATTCTAACTACACTACTATCATTTCTTTTTACTTTCTTCACTTTCTATCACCTTAATAACCCCACACTTCTTTCCTAGCTTTTAAGACATGCTCGTCTTTCCAAAACCAATCATCAGGATTAGGTATTAAGGAGTTCTTAACATCATCTAACGAATCCACTTTTGATAAATAATTTCCCATAACAGTTACTATATGTTCACACATTTTCATTGGAGTTTGATAATCATCTAATTGTAATTGATAAAAATCGCTACCAGATTTTCTAGTAATTAAATACCAAAGTTTTTGATTTGCGTTAGTTGCTCTTTGATAGATAGATTGTTGCATGGCATGAGAAGTAGATATGCCAAAGGGTTTTCTCTTAGAAGTTTTTAAGTCTATATAAAAATCTTCCTTCGTAGTTTTATCTTCGAAGTGAAAGTCGGTATAGCCAACAAAGGGTATATCCTTTATTGTTAATTCTACCTTTTTTTGGTAATTTAGCAAGTTCCAATTTAACGCATGTTTATGGAACGAATCAACCCCTATCTTTAATAAAGGCTCTAGATACTCCCTCTCTTCTTCAGTTTTAGGGTCATTTATTGTAGACACCTTAACCTCAAAATCTGAAATCATTTTTGCTTTTGCAACCTCGTAATCAGAACCAGTCATAATCATATTTAAAGCTGTTTCAACTGCAGTTCCTCTTTCTGCAGATGCACTAGTCGGAAACTCATAACCAAATATTCTTCGTAGGGCCCACCTTTCTCTGTTAAAAGCAAACTCATTTAGATGACTAAACGATAGTGGTAGTAATTTTTTTTTATCTGTATCAAACTTTTTAAAATGTTCTATCAATTTATTACGACCTTTCAAATGTGTGACGGCCAATAACGGAGATTCTAGTTATAAATTTACATTTTATGTTTGGGGATAATTGATTGTAAATCTTTTTAGAAATATCTATTGGCCGTCTATGTGATTGTGCAATCACTTTGTATTTACTTCTGCAACTATGTCATCATCTAGTACCTCACCTTTCGCTTTTAGTTTTGCGTTGTGTTCGGATAGTACATAATCATTTTCACTTTTAACAATCTCAAGGAAACCTTTTAAAGTTTCTTTGTCTTGGTCTGTAAAATCAGCATGTTTAAAAGTGTCTCTAATCTTTCCAACATACCAAGTATTAGAACCCTTCTGATGCTTTTCAGTATCATAAAATTCTAAAATACTATTATACATTATCTTCCCACGCTTACTTAGACTACGCAATACTTCTACAATAGGTAAAAAGTTTGTACCCCTTGCCGTGTATAATACAGGCTCGTCAGTCACAGATAGTTCTTTACCTTCAGGTGATAATCCTTTCATGGTAGCTAAACCCCATGTATGTTTATAGCAAGTAATCTTATTTTGCTCTAACTTTTCTATAGGGTCTAATTTATCTCTATCTGCTTTTGCAACACTACCACATTTCTGCGTTCCGTTTGTATCAGGAATCGGGTCTGTCCATGATGTAAACATAACAGATTTGTAGTTGTTTTCTTCATTGTCCTCATCATACTTTTTGTATTGATAAGTCGTAAGTAAAGGTCTAAATAATAATGGCTTTCCAATCACTGTTCCTGCAGTTGTGCCGTCTAGTCTGAAAGTTCCTATCTGTAATTTATTACCTGCGTCATCCTCAGATTGTTTGTTGATAGATAACTTTGCAAGTTTTGGGTCTACTGAAGCGTCTTGTCCAATAAAACTCATAATCTTGTCTGAAGATAAGTTATCTAGATTTGTTATTTCGTTTGACATATTTGTCTCCTATTTATTATTAGTGTACATTATGCGACATTTAAGTCAAGCCAGTTAGACCCTTTCTTAATTTCAATATCTAATGGAACATTGAAGTCACAATCATAAAGTTGTAATAAAGAATCTTTTACTCTGCTACAACCCGTTTTAATTATAGATTCAATAATGTCTTCTTCACCAGGATATACATCCACAACTACGGAATCATGAACAGTATTGATAATTAAACTTTTTACATTCTTCTCTTTCATCAAAGACCAAATGTTGATACAAGCTATTGGAACTATATCTGCAGTTGCAAAACCTTGCACAGGATAATTTTTTACAGTTGTTGAATGACTACAACTCCCCCACTTTGTTCTGTATGCATTTGGAAAATGATATTCTCTACCACTTGGTATAGATATTAATTTATACTTGATAGCTTTTTCTTCTAAGTTCTTGTGCCAAGAAGCTATGTCTTTATACTTTTCTAAAAATTTTTTATAATATCTTTTTTCATTTTCATTACCCATGATACCACCATACAAAGGTTTAAAGGTATGTGCCTTAGCTTCTTGTCTTGTACATCCTATAATATCTGCAGTAAACTGATGAACATCAACACCATTTTCAATATCTTCCATGCCCTGTTTATCTTGTGCTAAAAATACTGCAGTTCTAAATTCTAATTGTGCAAAGTCTACTTCAAATATTTTTCCGTCTTTGAATCTAGAAACAATGACTTTTTTTATACCTCCATCTCTCGGTAGGTTTTGGAAGTTTGGGTCAGAACTAGATAGCCTTCCTGTTGCAGTTCTTACTTGATGAAAAGAAGGATGTAATATTCCACTAGGTCTTACATTATCTTTTAATGCAGACACAAAAGTATTTAATAGTTTTTCATTGGCACTAAATTTCATTAAAGAATCTACAAACTCTTTTATTTTGCCACGACCAAATACACTTATTCTTTCTAAAGTAAACTTATCTGTTTTAAATCCCCCGTCACAAGTATCTTTATAAGAATATGGTTTGTATCTAAATCCTGCCACTGCATCTGTTTGAACATAAAGTTTACCTTCACCTTTACAATCTTTACATTTGTTCATAGATTTGTAAGGTGTTCCATCTACTTTAATATGTCTTACTAAACCAACGCCTTTACATGTAGAACAATCATTAGCTATTGTTTTGTAAACTAAGTCAGTGTATTTTTCTACTATGCCTCTAAACTGTGGGTCAGTCATGTAAGGTTTTTTCTTTGCCCTACCTGAATATTTATCTATGCCAATATTAAAAAGTTTACCCCAAATATCTTTATCCTGTACTTGTCTTGAATAAATTACTTTTGATAAGTCTTCGCCTGAAGATATATTTATTTTAGTATCACCCATAATATCCTGAATAGTTTTTGATATTTCTGTTTTAAGTTTATAATGTTCTTCAGTTAAATTTTTTTCTATATCTGATAAATTATCTACATTAATACAATTACCATTCATTTCCATTTCTATAATAACTCTTAAAAACTGATTCATCATATTTCTTGTAGGTATTAATTTTTTATTGTGAGGTCTTTGATAGTCTTGTATTTGTGATTGGTACAGCTTGTAAGTTATATCTACATCTACTCGACCATACTCTTCTAATTTTTCCATAGGTATTTCATCAATACCAAATCCGTCATCTGTATATGCTTTAAATATATCTGATTTAATTCCTAAGCCTCTTCTTTTACAAGATTCTTTTAGTGATAAAGATATTAATTTATTATGTTCATCTACCTTTTGTCCTCTTCTAATTATATACTCGCCAAGCATTGTGTCATAAATATCGCCATTATATTTCCAACCTTGCCAATACATCCAACTTAAATCAAACTTTAAATTATGTCCGATAACTAAAGTAGATTCATTTAAAATGTTTTGTATCTTATCAAAATTATCGTGGCCATTAGGATTATCTTTGTGATTAAAAAAATAATATTCTTTATTAATACCGACAGATACTAATTTATTTTTATCATTGTAAGGACTAGGGTCGCCCTCTTGATATGTAGTTTCTACATCTAGTGTTGTTATCATTCGTACCTCGATAGCGTATGATTCAGTGAACATTCTATATCAATATGTTCACCTGTTAATTTATTTTTAGATAAGTATAACCACCTATCATAATCTTTATCAGAATCTCTAGGCTTACCTATTCCTATAATTAAATCTGCCTCTCCTGCTTTTCCTGTCTTAGAATTATCTAACCAATTAAAATCTATTCTTTGTTGATTGTGTGCCTCTGCACCTGCTTGACTAATACCTATTACTAACACATTGTTTCTCTTTGCTAATTCTCTTGCTTGTTTATAAATCTCTTTTAATTTTTCATGTTGTGCATTGTAGTTTCCACGAATATTTATTTTATCTAGTTGGTCAATAATTATTACATCAACTTCATTTTCTTCACAATAATTATTCAAATCATCCATGCTTACATCTACAGAATCATAAATAAAAATATTATCTTTTATTATACTCCACTCTGCCCTAACTGCATCTATTCTTTCTTTAATTAAATCTCTTACTATTCCTGTCCAACAAGATATTAATCTTACATATGTTTTCTTTGCAGGTTCTTCGTTTATAAAGGCATGACATTTTTTTCCTTGTTCTGCAAAACCGTTTTTGTTTGCAACTAAACTAATCCAAAAAGCTGACTTTCCTGCCTCGGGTCTTGCGAACACAACTACAAAATTACCACCACCAACTCCGTGTGTTGCGTCTTGTAATCTTTTTATATTAAATTTAAAATTACCAAACTTTTCCTCGTCTTCTATTAATTTTAAAGGGTCAATATCAATCCTTTCCATTTTACTTTCATATTCTTTTTGCACTCCACCTATGTTTTGTACAAAGTTTTTTATCTCAGAAAAGTCATATTTATCAGGGTTATTGACAAGGGCAAAACTTTTTTTAGTAAGTTCTTCAGCTTTCTTTTGTTTGTGGGTAAGATTTAAAATATAATCCACTGTTTTTTCGTTTGGTTCTTTTACTTTATCTAAACCAAATATAATATTTTTATCACTACTTAACTGATTGAATCCCATACGAGAACCATATTGTTTCTCATAAAAATCTGCTAAGTATTCGGTGGATATTGATTCTAATTCTTTATCATTTCTATAAATAGAATCTATGCATTTGTAGATGTTGTGATTGTACACATCACCTAAATTATATTTTTGAAACTTATCGTAAAATTTTTTTTTAAGTAAAGACTTTAAAAGATATTTACGGACATTGCCATTTGTTTCAGGCAAGACTGCCTCCCTCATTTCTAACATATGTTAGATTACTAATTGTTTTCTTCTGCTAATTTATCTAATTGTTCAGCTTCTTTTTTTCTAACAATTATTTCAAGTATATCTTTAAACTCACCACTTCCGTTTACAAGTTTTCTAAAATTTTCAAACTCTTCACTACTCATTGCAACTCTGTGTTTCACTTTTAAATCAAAGGGTTCATCATACATTCTAACAATTATAATGTCCTCTTTAGTCTTAGTGTTATACTTTAATATAATATCTTCACAAGTTTCTGAACTTATCCTTTGTATGTAGTATCTATTCATTTTTTAATTCTGCCAACCTTTCTTGCATTTCTGCTTTTACTTTTTCTAATTCAGTCATTGGTTCTAACTCCTCTATAACTATTTCATTTTTTGATTCGTAGTTTGTTTTAAAAGTTTTACTACAACCACCAATAAAGAAAATTAAAATAAAAACAAATCTCATAATTTTTTTATTATACTGACAATCGGAACATCTGCAAATCTTTTCGTGCAAAAATATTTTTTTCTTTTTATTCCTGCGTCTATCATAATCCACTTAGAAATTTCCACAACTATATCATCTATATTTTTGTCTTTTATACTCTTCATATCTATAAATCCTGAAAAGTGAGATTTAAATCCTGTATGGCTAAAAGGTAATCTGTATTCAGGTTTTCTTTTAAAATTAGCAATCCTTACACCATTTGTAAATTCAGGTGGCTCAAAAGTATGTTCATCTGAATCACCTAGTTTTTTTAAATTATTATTTTCAAATGTAAAATGATAAGAAATAGTGGGTCTTTTATATATCTCATCATACCTATCTGAATTAACTCTACAATGTGTTTCTATCCCTTGTAAATCTAAAAGGTATTCACCCTCTACTTTTTCATAAAATTTACTTGTATTGTCTGTCTTTTTTTTTGAACCACTCATCTACTCTTATCCTTTCTAGTTCTATGAATTGTTTTTCTACTTGTCTTTTTATAGCTATTGCTGAATTATATGTATCAAAGTTTTCTATTTTAAAATTCTTTAACTTTTTTTTTAAAGTTTCTCTCACATACTTTGGAACATATAAATACATCATGTCATTTGTATCATACTTTTTAATTTGTACAAAATCTCTAGCATAAAAACCTTGATAACTATCTTTCCGTACTCGGCCTCCTCTAGTTGCCATTTATAAACCTCCAAACACAAAGATATAACTTATAAATGCAATGACTATAAAGCCAACTGCAAGTAGTATTATAAAATCATCCTGCATATTTTACCTTTCCATTCTTTCATTTTATCATCACTAAATGATTTTAAATCTTCATCTATCATCCATATGTAAGCATTCACTTTGGATTCTAATTTATTTTTCATATCAAAACATTTATCCGTAGCATCCCTGTCTAAACATATCACAACATTACGAGCACTATTGGTTATGTGTTCTATA